TAGTGTCTACTAACAAATCTGGTACTGTGTTCCATTATTGGTTCCATGACGCTAAAAAGTATTTGTATAAAATGTATGTCAGTAAAGATAACGAACTACAGCCGTTATTTGATGGCATCTTCGAAAAGACTGAATTGTTGGTTAATGCACGTTTCGTGCCCAATATCCAAGATGATTTACATTTTAGCAACATTAAGAACTTTAAGTTGCTAAATTTGTAACATTTGACAATAAATCCAGTAGGCTATATAATAGCTTCATTATGTCAGTTAGGAGCTAATTATGAGTACAGTTCTTGTCAAATTCGGTGAGTATCGTAACAAGCCTGTTGTCAATCAAACATTTACCCTAGTGAAAGATTTTCAGACGGGTAAAAAAGGTAATTATATTACAGTAAAAAATGACGGTCAATTTGACATTGCTATTGATGTTGTCAAAGTGAAAATTAATTCTATTAACGATATTACATTTGTAGACGGAGAGCCTAACGTGAGTGAAAACGCAATTGCTTTTAAAGCAAAAGAAGTAAAACAAGTAGAGACTGATGAAGAAGCAATGGATCGCATTGCTACTCGCTTTGCTGTACTTGATGAAATGACAAAAGCAGCAATCAATAGCGATATTCGGGCTATGATTGTATCAGGTCCTCCCGGTGTCGGCAAGAGTTTCGGTGTTGAAACTCAACTAGAAAAGGCAAGCATGTTTGACAAGCTTGCAGGCAAACGTGTTCGCTTTGAGATTGTTAAAGGTGCAATGACTGCACTGGGTCTGTATGCGCAACTGTACAAATATTCTGACAAGAAAAATGTACTAGTCTTTGATGACTGCGATTCTGTATTTCAAGATGACCTGTCACTGAACATTCTTAAGGCAGCACTTGATTCAGGCAAACGTCGCCGTATCTGCTGGAACAGTGATAGTTCTATGCTGCGCCGTGAGGGTATCCCTGATCAGTTTAACTTTGAAGGTAGTGCTATCTTCATCACTAACTTGAAGTTTGAAAACGTCAAGTCTAAGAAATTGCAAGATCACCTCGAGGCATTGCAGTCACGTTGTCACTTTCTTGATCTGACGATTGACACAGAGCGTGACAAAATGTTGCGCATCAAGCAAGTGCATCGTGATAGCGATGGTGGTCTGTTCCGCGACTACAATTTTGATGAAGGTGTTGCAGAACAGATTTTCGAGTTCATGCAAGATAACAAAGGCAAGTTGCATGAGTTGAGTCTGCGTATGTGTCTGAAGATTGCGGATCTGGTCAAGATCAGCCCGAACTGGAAGATGCTTGCAAGCACTACTTGCATGAAGCGAGGGTAAGATTCGCAACTAGGCAATGGGAGCTTCGGCTCCCATTGCCATTTGTATTGATTTTTAGTTTAAAAAATATATAATATTACTATGCACAAAATTTTAAATGCCGAAGAAGTGTTAGACCTTATGCTGAATAGTGTAAGCTTGTCTAGGTATGACCAAAAGTTTTTTGCCAATTTACAAATTTTAAATGTACTTCCTAGAAAACCTATTACAAGTAATCAAGTAGCCTTGTTTAAAAAAATAGTGCAAAAGTATAAAAATCAATTACAAAAGTTAAATTATGATTCTTTAGAACTAAGTGAAGTTCAGTGGTCATTAAAGGTTGTGCCTAGCGACCCCACTTACACTGCTGCCCACATTGAAATTACAAACAATCAAATTATACTCAAGTGTCCTTATAAGACATCCTTTCAGCAAAATTTTAGGCAAGAAATGCTTATGAAATGGAACAGAGAATTAAAACAATATCAAACTGAGTTTGGTTTATATACTTTTAAAAAAGTTCTACAGATAGTAGATAAGCATTATGAAGATATTCATTTGTGTACTGAAAGTCAATCCATAGTTAAGGAAATTGAGTTTTTTAAGGATTGTGATATTTGGAATCCAACTCTTTGCAGAAAAAATAATTATCTGTATATTGCAGGAATCAATGAGTCATTATATAAGAATATTTCTGAAATACCATTAGACATTGATTTAAAAACCTTATCTATCCTATCATCTTATGGAATAGAAATTGAAAAAAAATTAAAACAAGAACTTCTATCAATGTATGATAAAGATACCTTACAGTTTGCAACTCAAAGAGTTTTGTATTATGATATAAATGATGTTACAGGATTGACAGAAAAACTTAAAGCAATAGGCTGTGATATATTGTGTTTCGGAATGCATTTTACTAAAAATGTTTCGGAAGATTTTTTTCTTAAAAAACAAATTCTAGATAGATTAAATGTTTCAAATTATGTCGTAGAGAAATCTGATAGTGGGGTACCTGATGACCTGCAAAATTATTCACTACCAGTTTTTATAAAATTTAATAGCTTTAGTTACTTAGGAAAAGGAAGTGGTTTCTTTTCTAAAGTTATTGAATTAAGAAATAATAATCCTATAAATTTAAAATGAAGCCATGTAAAATAATAATAAAAGATGAGGTTAACTGTAAGATAGAAGGTCTTGAGTTAAACGAACGCAAAAAATTAATGAAAATGTTTGAATATGAGGTACCGGGTGCAAGGTACCTCCCTTCAGTTAAGCTTGGTAGATGGAACGGTAAGGTAAGTTATTTCAGTCTAGGTGGTAGTTCATATATCAATCTATTAGACAAAATTATTCCTGTAGTTGATGGTGCAGGATATGATATTGAATTGGACGATTTGCGTGAAACAGTTCATAGTTTCGATTTTACTCAAGTGTCCGAGGATACATTTTCTGATAAGGTATGGCCTGTAGGTCATCCAATGGCAGGACAACCTATTCTATTACGTGACTATCAAATAGAAATTATTAATGGCTTTTTAGAGAACCCACAAAGTATTCAAGAGGTAGCGACTGGTGCAGGTAAAACGTTAATGACTGCTGCATTGAGTAAAAGTGTAGAAGAATATGGTCGTAGTATCGTTATCGTTCCTAACAAGTCACTAGTTGTACAAACAGAAGCAGATTATATAAACCTTGGACTTGACGTAGGTGTATACTTCGGTGATAGAAAAGAGTTAGGCCATACACACACTATCTGCACGTGGCAAAGTCTTAATCACCTTATTAAAACAAGAGAAGAATCAACCTCTCAGGAGAAAATTGAGTCCTTCATGCAAGATTTAATTTGCGTGATGATTGATGAGGTGCACCAAGCAAAGGCAGATGTACTTAAAACTATGTTGACTGGTGTATTTGCAAACGTTCCTATTCGTTGGGGATTAACAGGAACCATACCCAAAGAGTTGTTTGCTAGCCAATCGTTGTTTGTGAGTATAGGTCCTGTAATTAATAAACTAGCAGCTAGTGAATTACAAGATCGAGGAGTTCTAGCAAACTGTCATGTTAACATTGTACAACTACAAGATCATGTAGAGTTTACAAACTACCAAAGTGAATTAAAACATCTTTTGGAAGATGCAAAACGTTTAGACATGATGGCACAACTTGTATTGAATATTAAAGAATCAGGTAATACACTTGTACTTGTTGATAGAGTTAATGCTGGCAAAGAATTACTTGATAGGTTACCTGGTGCAGTTTTTGTAAGCGGGGACACTAAATTGACAGAAAGAAAAGAAGAATATGATGAGTTTGCGACAAGCAATGATAAGGTTGCGATTGCGACATATGGTGTTGCTGCTGTTGGCATTAACATACCTAGGATATTTAATCTTGTTTTGTTGGAGCCGGGAAAGAGTTTCGTTCGGGTTATCCAAAGTATTGGACGTGGAATTAGAAAGGCAGAGGATAAAGACTTTGTTCAAATATGGGACATCACAAGTTCATGCAAATTTGCCAAAAGACATTTAACCAAACGTAAAGAGTTTTATAGGGAAGCTAACTATCCTTTTAGTATTGAAAAGTTAGACTATAAATGATATAATGACAAGATGAAAATATTAACCTTAGACAATACAGTTTATAACTTAGAAACATTACCAGAAGAAATAGACGATTTACGTTTTGCAATTCTAGATAATAGTAATCCTGCAAACGTTGACTATAGGTACATTCCTTTAATTTTTTTAGAAAGCTTTAACAGTCCTGCATTAGTATTAAGAATAAATGATTGTATCATAAAAATGCCTGTTGATTGGCAAATCCTAATAGGAGAACCCGAATTAGGTGATTTAGAAACATTACCATTGACGAGCATAAATGACCGTGGGTTCAAAGCATTTGAGTTTAATCCATTGAGTAGCTTTAAACCAACATTCTGTGAAATAGAAGTGATGGATATATATCATGATGTTGTTTGGTATGCACCTAGATTAAAGAATGGTCAATTCTTATGTGTACCTATCGAAGAAAGCGAAAAACCTAGATGTGTGTATTTTGTAAAAGAGATAAGCCGAAATTGTGAGATTGTTGATTATAAACAGGCATTCTAATGGCAAAAGCAAAAACAGCAACAGACGAAAAATTTACTGATATTGATTTTCCTTTGTTTCAAGCAATTGAGGCATTAGATAAAAAAGACTATAATTTTTTTGATAGACTTACTATAGAACAGCAAAAAGGTTTTGTACCGTTTTTGTTGTTGACCTACATGAGCAACGTTTCAGGAAATAAAAATCTACAAAGTTATTATTTACAAAGTACAGAATATGCAGCAAATGTAAACATATTTCATGAAAATATAATAAAGCATAACAAACTTCAATGGTTAATGCTTTGTGCAATAAGCCCTAATATGGGAAAACAATATCATAAATGGATACCGCATTTAAAAAGAAATTATGCTTTATTAACAGAAGAAGCTAAACTTAAAGATGTACAAGATTATTTTAGTAAAGTATACCCTAATACTGACAAAGATTTACTTAATGAAGTAAGTGCAGAGTATGTTAAAATACAAAAACGAAAAGTAAAATTAGGACAATACTTTCCTAATCTAAAAATTTCAGACATAGAAATTCTAAGCGAAATAATTTCTGACGAACAAATAATTGAATATGAAAAAGAACACGGAAATTAATTTTGGATGTGAGTTTTGTAATCGTACTTTTGTTAGAGAAAGTACAATGCTTAAGCATATCTGTGAGTACAAACATCGTTGGCTTGAACGAGATCGTAGGGGGAATCAAATAGGATTTCAAAGCTTTGTCCAGTTTTATAAAAAACATAGTACTGCAAAGAAAGAAAAAACTTATGAAGAATTTATTAAATCTGCTTACTATACCGCCTTTGTAAAGTTTGGAAATTATTGTTTAGAGATTAATGCGTTAAATGTACCTCGATTAGTAGAATACTATCTAAAAGAAAACATAAAAATTGACAACTGGACTAGTGATTTAAATTATAATTCTTACTTAATTGACTATTTAAAAACGGAGGATTATTTAGATGCAGTGCATCGTAGTATAGAAGTGTGCATCGAATGTGCCGAGGAAGAGAAAATTCAAAGCAAAGACTACTTACGTTATGGAAATAGGAATAAAATTTGTCATTTAATTGTTGCAGGAAGAATTAGTCCATGGGTTCTGTATCAAAGTGAAAGCGGAACTCAATTTTTGGATGACATACAAGAAGATTTGATTAAGTTTATATACGAATATATCAATCCCGTACAATGGGCAATAAAGTTTAGTAAAGAGACAGATAAGGTTACGGAGGTAAAATCACTGCTTAAAGAATTAAAATGGTAGATAGCAATAGAACATATATTGTTAGTCCTTTTGCAACAGAAGATGATTTTACATTTTACGCAGTTTTAACTGATTTTAGATATTGGGCTGAACGTGAAAATGAATTACGTGAATGGTGCCACAATCATTTGTCATTAAAAGAAAACTCTTTTGAAGGAAGTGTCGTTGTTTTTAAATCTGAACAAGAATATATTATGTTTGAATTGAGATGGGGATGAAAGAAATAGTATTAAAACATCGTAATCCCACAGAAATAGTTGAGATTGTAAGGGAGATGAGAAATAATGGTATGGTTCAGGGAAAAGATTTCGACTTTAGATACAACCAAGCAAAATATCAAGATTGGAGTGGTGATGCAGTAGACCCTGAGCATACAGTTTTTATTTTTTATACTGAAGCCTGCGCAACTTGGTTCGTGTTGAGGTGGGTATGAATAAATCAGAATTGGAAGAATGGGTAGCCCAACAAGTTGCTGAAGAAATTCAAAACGAAATCGATGCAAATTTATTAGCAGACCTTCTTAGAACAATGGAAAAACCTAAATTAATTTGGAAAGAACATGAACATAGACCCTTGGTATTACATGCAGCATTAGAATATACACATGGAGCAGTGACACAAACTGGTCTACGTGAAACAGATATGGATCCGGTACAAGAGTGGTGTGAAAAATCCAAATGCGGTGTTAGAATATCATTTGATATGTTTAAATTTAAGAGTCGTGCTGAAATAACTGCTTTCTTACTTGTATGGGCTTAATATGAGTATTTGGATACTAACAATTTATTTACTTACCAGTAATCCTATTAAAACCTATAAAATAGAAATTTATAATTCTGAGGAAGAATGTTTAAGATGGGCTAACTTTTATAATGAGTACCCTTTCAAACCTATTTGCACTAAGGAGAAGTAATGGAACCTATTATAGTTTGGTTATTAA